GTCTCTTTTTGCATCTAAATTTCCTAAGTGTATTTTGTCTTGTTTGCCTTTTAAAATATCGCTTATTCCTATTGTTATTTTACGAGTGACAAAGTTCTTTCCTCTTCTTTCGCTTTCGTGGTTAAACAATATCCCACATGATATATACATTCCATAAGCCCTACGATATACTTGGCACATTAAATGTGCGAATAACTTTGATACTGAATATGGACTTCGTGGGTCTAATTTTGTGTTTTCATTTTGAGCTTCTTTTTCTTCGCCTGAAAACATCTCTGAAGTTGAGGCTTGGTAAATCTTCGCCTTAGGGCAGGTCATTCTTACTGCTTCTAGAAGGTTAAGTACTCCTACTCCTGTGGCTTGTGCTGTATAGCAAGGTATTTCCCAAGATATTCCTACGTGGGACATTGCTCCTAAATTATAAATCTCGTCTGGTTTTACTTCTTCTAAAATTCTCACCAAACTGGCATAATCAGTCAGGTCTCCGTAATGGAGTGTTAGTTCTCCAATGTGGTCTATATTCTGTCGGTCAAACACTGCTGAACGTTGTACCATTCCGTGTACATCGTATCCTTTTTTAATAAGTTGTTCTGCTAAGAATGAGCCGTCTTGACCAGTACATCCACTAATAAATGCTGTTTTCATATTTTATATATCCAAATTAAATTTGATACTTCTACTTTTAGTTTCTCATCTACGGCTTTTCTAACATCAGCTCCCTGATAGTCATGCCCGCAGATAAGTTTTTTAACCTTTGGTAGCCACATTTCTATGTCTTTTTTTACTTCTTCATAAGTGTGGTCTCCGTCTATAAACACCATATCAATAGATTTGTCTTTAAACTGTTTTACAGCTTCTTCGCTTTTCATTCTTAAAATTTTCAAGTTCTCAAAGTGTCCTACATTCTTTACGAAGTCATCATAGAAGTCTCCTATTTTCATACCTGTAAATGGGTCTACTGCCCAGACTGTCCCATCTGTTCCTGTTAACAAAGCGTAGGTACTCCGTCCTTTATAAGAGCCAACTTCTACTATTGTTTCCATTTCCTTGGCTGTATTAAACAACCATTTCAGTTGTTCTATAGACATCCACCCTTCAATATTGTCTACGTACATTGCAGTACCTTTAATATTTTCTCCTTTGAGTTTTCCCAGCTTATCTTTTCGGCAATCTCGTTTGCCTCTTTACTTTCTTTGGTGATGTCTTCCCCAGCCCACTCATCTATTTTATCTGCTAGCACCTGTGGAGCTGTTAGAGACACGTCAATTTCCCTGTTGAGAGATGATGTTCTAGTTTTTTTGGTTTCACTCGGTTTAAATAACCAATCCTTTGGAAGTGTCTCGCTAAAAGGATAAATATCTGTTGAAAGTACTGGCATTCCACAACTTAGTGCTTCCCACGTTGGTAGTGAAAGTGCTCCGAACATTCTTGGGAAAAGGAGTACATCTCCTTCTTGGAATAGCTCTGTTCTGGTTTCAGTATTCCCTACTCTTACGTCTACTCTTAGGTCTTCAATCGGTGGTACTGAAATTTGGGAGTTTATAATAAACTTGACTTTAGCCTTTACGAGTGGTATTGCTTCTAGAAGTATTGCTAATCCGTTTCTTCCAAACACTCCTCCGTGTCCATTGTTGAATACAAATGTGTTTGCTTTCGTTCTTTGTTTAAATTTGAATACCTTTCTATCTACTGGATTTTGGATGTATTCTGATTTAGTCGGATAGAACTTATAAATGTCTCTTTCCATTAAAGACGGACAAAGATAAAGGTCTGGTTCAATAGGTGGTTTTTCTTCTGTCCACTCATACATTGGTATCAATACTGTCTTTATTCCTTTTTCTTTGGCTTTGGAAAATACATTCCAGTTATATGGAGTTTCAAACGCTACCACTACATCTATGTCCCTTAAGAACTCGTCTATCTGCTCAAGGGTAGGATAGTTCTGACATAAAACTTGTTCTGGGTATCTATCTACTCTTTGGTTTTGCGAACCAGATACAATAGTCAAGGATTTTGTAATCTCTGGGATATTCTTCCAATAATCAAATGCAAGATTGGCAAGTCCCCCGTTATCAACTCTGGCTACTATTCCGCAACGTAAAGTTTTTTTATTCATAGTTATCTGCCTTTTTTTAGGATGTTCCATTTTACCACCACATTCAGGGCATACACCTTCTTCTAACGCCCAGTCCCATAACCCTTTCTCTGCTGTGGGGTTACACTTCGGGCAATACCCTATAGAAATGTCTATATTATTTTCCATTTATGATAGCTAATACCCACTCCTCTTTAATAATTAATAGATTCTTTCCGTCTATTGTTATTGGAGCACATCTGCTAAAAAGTATTATATCTTCTTTTTTTACAAGCAACGGAAGGAATTTACCATTTGTTGTTCTAATTCCTTCTCCTGCTTCAATAACCTTTGCTTTACCACTTTCTCTTTTCTGACCTTCGTCAGGAAGTGCTATGCCAGCTGCTGAGACATTTTCTTCTATTGCTTCTGCTAATATGTTATCTAATAATGGTTTTATCATACGTGTATTTTTATCTTAAATTTATAAATTGGAATCCGCAATTTTTATTGTTCCACCTTGGCATTTAGACGTGTATTTTTATATCTTGAATAATTTTTGATGAACTATATTTTTTGGGAAGTGGTATGTTTATCTTCTTTAGTTTGAATTTTTTGATTGCTTCTAATTCACACTTCTCCCACCCGTCTCCGCTTGCTATGGCATCACATCTATAGTTTTTAACATTTTCTGTTGGGTCTAAACTACTCTGTGTAACCACTCTCATCCCTGTAGCGATAGTCTCTACTATTTCAAATCTGTCTTTGAATGGAACTATGGGGTCTTTATATCCTTTCATTCCCTCGTCAGTGATGACACCTATTACTATGTCAGTAGACTTACTGTACAGCCACGCTAAACACTTTATATGTCCTACTGTTAATATTCTACAAGATACTGGGAAATAAATTCGCATTTTGGTATATATTTTTTAATAGTATTATTTTAAACAACTTATATAATTAATATTGCTCTTAATGTTAGGACAAGCATGTAAATCATATTCTTCTCCTGGCTTAAATGGTCTTCTCCAGTCCTCTCCGTAATGAAGTACCATATATTCTTCAATTCTTTCTGGCATTTTGAATTTGACTCCCTTAATCTCTATATCTACTAAATTGTCATAAAACTCTTCTTCAAAAACCATCACCTTGTCCCACTCTGAAATTGGTAGAATATATTTATCTTCGTGTTTAAAAAAGAAAGCTATGTCTATCCACAAATCTTCTTTGTAAATCTTGTATCCAGCTAGATAGTGTCCGTTGCCAATGTCTACTCTACTTACCACTTTTCCTATTTTCGCTAATTCTTGTACTACTGCAATTACTTTTTCTTGGTTCTCTCTTTTGACACCTATGTCTATGTCAGGGTCTGTTTCCATAAAATCTCCTTGCCTATAAAAACCTAGTAAAGTTCCGAAATCTATCCAGAAGGGTATTTCTGCTTTATCTAATACTTCTTTTACCTCTAGTAAAAATTTAAGTCTATTTGATAATGTCATTTTCTACGTCTTCTTCTTTATGCTTTTTCAGAACCATCTTCCAAAATTTTACACAACAGTCTAAGCCTTTTTTGTTATCTTTATAATCTCTTGGACAAAGATTATTTATCCAATTTTCTGCCTCTTTGGTATAATCTTCTTTTTGTTCTTGGCTTGAAAAACTCATAATATTTTCTCTAATCTATCATTTACTTTTTTAGCAAACTTCTCAGGAATAAAATTATCCAAAACTCTCTGATAACATTTCTGCGTCTTATCCTCAACTTCTTTGGTTTTGTAATTTCCCCAGAGCCATTTGATTTTACTTTTAAAGTCCTCATAATCGTTGGTTTTAAAATAATTAGTATCATCTCCCCACATTTCTCTACACCCTGGGTTGTCTGGTGATAACACTGGTTTGTGGCAGTAATATGCCTCTGCGTCTGGTATAGATACTCCTGTTTCTTTTGCAGCTGTTACATAGAAAGAACAATTCTTCAATGTGTTTACATAATCTTGTCTTTCGTTGTCTTCTGGGTGGTAAGCCTTATAAGGTATGTCTAGTTCCTCGCAAGCCCTTATAAACCAGTCGAACCTCTTATTGGGGTCCCTTCTTCCGCCATACATAACATATCCGTAATCTTTGAATGGTTCTTCCCACTCCCAAGGGAGTATAAATATATAATGTGAAAATTCACTTTTAACACCTATGTCTTTTTCTGTGGTCTTGGCTGTATCCATATCCCCAGACCATACTTCCTTTGCTTCTTTTAAGAGTTCTATGAATAATGGGTATGTACCCCTATCTTTTGGGACATAGTCATACCAGTCCCAGTTGTTTACCACTAATGGAACATTGGGATACCTTTGGTGAAGTGCCATTGTGTATTCTGACATAGTTCGTTCTATGGCAAACATTACATCGCAATCTTCTGTGCAGTTGTTCACTACTACCTCGTGGCGAAATTTCATTAACTCTGGAACCAAATTTATAGACCAGTCGTTTTCATGTGTAATAAATGCGATTTTCATAGTGTTTTTATTCCTACGTTGCCTTTAAATTTGAAACCCTCTCTTAGGTAAAGTCTTTTTGCTGGGTTGCCTTTGTCTACTGTTAGACGTATCTTTTTGCATTTTAACTTTTCGCATGCTTTAATTGCCATTTTCAGCATATTAGAACCGACTCCTCTACTTCTGAAATCTGGGTGAACTATCATTCCGAATGAAGGTATTTTGTATCCTTCTTCCCACCCTCTAAGCATCCACATTCCTACTATTTCATTATTAAAAAATGTAAATCTGTATATGTCTTCTTTTGATTTGAGTATTTTAACAATGGTTTTCAAATTGAAAGGAAATGGGTGAAAATACTTATCTCCTTTGATTGCTTTGAAAAATCTTTTAAGTAGCAAAATACCTTTTATTTCTTCAAACATATTTCTAATCTATCACCTTTTATTTCTTTAAAAAATTCTCTTATTTCTTGCATATTATTTTTTCCAACCTATTACTAAAATAACTTATCCACTTATCTCTATTAAAATTAGTTTTTTGGTGGCAATTTATACAAAGTGTTATTAAGTTTTCAGGATTACAATTCTTTTTATCGTAGTCAATGTGGTGAATTGAAAATGCTCTATCTCCTTGTTTTTTTCCACATAATTGGCAAGTATAATAATCTCGTTCTCTAATTGCTATTCTTAAACTTCTTGTCCAATCAACAGAATAAGGTTCAGACCAATTATCTATAAAGTGCTTTCCTTTATTCCAAGGAATACATCCTTTCTTTGCTAAACTCATATTCTTTCTAATCTCGTCAGTCATTTCATAAGTTTTTTTACCTTTTCTCATCTCTGACATTTTCTTCTTGGTTTTTTCGGAATGTTTCGTTCCCAAACGAATCTTTCTTAACTTTTCTTTATTTTCTTCTGATAAATGTTTTCCCTTGAGCCAACTTGTATGTCCCATTTTAGAAGTATCCTTCACTTTCCAATGTTTGCCTTTATTCAAACCAACATTAATTCCTATTATTCTTTTATAAACTCCTGATGACATAATAATTAAAGTATTTTAGAGAGCCTATCACTTATACGCTTTGCAAAATGCTCTGGTAGAAAATCTCTTAATACTCTTTGATAAGCCCTCTCGGCTTTTTCTTTTACTTCAGGAGTATCATAATTCTCCCAAAGCCATTTCATCATTCTCTTAAAGTCTTCGTAGTCGTCTTTCTTAAAGTACCATATGTCATCTTCCCAAAAGAACTTTGCACCTCCGTTATCTGAAACTAATACTGGTTTCTTACAGAAAGATGCTTCTATGCTTGATGTTCCTCCTCCACCTTCTTCTCTTGAGGCTAAAACATTAAATCTGCAGTTCTTCATAGTTCTAATGTAGTCTTCTCTTGTGTTGCTTTCTTCTTTGCTAATTGCTGAACTTAGTGGGTGACAAGACCTATAAGGAATATCTAGTTCTTCTGCACATTTTTCATACCATTCAAATCTTTTGTTAGGGTCGTCCCGTGAACCCTGCATAATATATCCGTAGTCTTTTTTTTCTCCGTCCCATTCCCATGGGAGTAAAAAATACTTATAAAAGAACTTACTTTTAACTCCTATGTCTTTTTCAAGGTTCTCGCCTGTTTCTGGAGACACACTCCATAATTCTAGACTGTCTTTTATTAGGTCGTTAAATCTCTCATAATTGTCGGCTTCACCGAACATTCCAGTTGTTACAAACTTTCCATCTGGTCCCTTGAGGTAATCATACCAATCCCAGTTCCAAGTTATTACTGGTACTCCATACTCCTCGTGGAACTCTCTTGCCATTTTCCATTGGTTTCTATTTTCGCAAATAATTACATCGCAATCTTTATCACAAGCAAGAATCATTACTTCGTGGCGAAGCTTCTGAAGTTCCTTGATAAAGAAATCCATATAGTTTCTTATTCCTCCTACGTATGAAATCTTCAAATCTCTGCAATTATAGTTCGTGTATAATCTTCTTCTATTTCTTCTATTATTTTATAACCTGCTTCTTTCAAAAGTTTGTAGACATAATACTGGTTGTAAACATTTAAATTGTGTCTTTCGTGGTAAAAGGGAAACCAGAAATCTATTTGAACTTTATTTATATTCCACTTCTTATGAGATAATCTTTTCAATTTCCAATTAAATTCCCACCCTTCTTTTCTGATATGTTCTTTCCAGTAAGAAAAAATGAGTCTGCCGTTTAGTCCCTCTGCAATGTTTTGAAGTGCCTCTTTTGGTTTCTTTATAAAGTTGAACACATCAAACATCATTATTGCGTTGTCAAATTTCCTCAACTCATATAGCATACATCCGTCATCTTCAATGGTAGAGCAATTAGTTATCACTCCCTTTCTCCTTGATATTTTAACCATTGATTTCTGGGGTTCAGTATTCACACATATAAATCCTTTCTTGTTAAGTGCATCTGAAACAGCACCTGTTCCTCCACCTACATCTAAAACTGTCTTTCCTTTAAGGTGTTTTAAAAGAAAGTTTACTTCTTTACTTCTGTCGTTGTAGATTTTGTCGTAGTGTTTTGCGTTGAAACTCATTATTCTTCATTAAATTTATTTTCAATTTCGTGAAATCTATTATTCTGTTCCATTTGTGTAGCCCTTCTTAGTCCATCTATTTTAAACTCAGTTTTTGTGTCTTTGGCTAAAAATGCTGCGTGTTGCTGTTTTGATAAATTATCTTTTTCTTCTTTCAAGAGTAGATATACTTTATCTTTATTAACAGTCGCTAAAAGTTTGTTTGTCTTTTTTATTTCCTTTTTATAATCAGTAGTATAACAAGCAGTAGAGTGTTTTGAATTATCTGGTCTCCTCATAACTTTTTTAAGTTGGCTACCACCATGTTGTCTATTATACTTTGCTCCAGCTTCTAAGTCTTGGTCTAAGCCTCTAAAGTCTTTTGCATTTGCCATAATATAATTTTTAATATTGTTTATAATTTATTCTTCTGGTTGCACAATCTCTAACATTGTTTCTAATCTATCTGTGAACGTTGATGATTGTAAACACTTTTCTTTACCCTCTGCTTGAATAGCTTTTCTTTCTTGTTCGTTTTCTAAATAGTAATCAATAGTTGCTATAAGTTCTTTTATCCCTTTGTACCCAGCGTAGTGTTTTCCTTCCTCAAATTCTTCGTTTAACCCGTAACATATTGGGTGTACTAAGAATCCTCCTAATCCCAATGTTAAATAAAACCTTGAAGACCAGTAAAACTCATTTGTCGGAAAGTTTGGTGCTACTACAATCTTTGCAGAAACCATAAGGTCAGCTAAGTCTTGTCCGTAGATACCATTAAACGCTTTGAATTTTTCTCCATATTGTTTTTTCAATACTGCTACGAAGTTTTTTCTTGCCCCGTAAAGGCTTCCTACAAATGCAATATCGCACTTAAATTTGTCTCTTACTACTCCTTCGTATTGAGTGCCTATTCCTTCTTTTAAAGAATAAAGGTTCTCAAACTTGTGTCTCCTTCTCCAAGTGTCATCTACTAAGAACCCATAATCAATGTATTGTGCGATTGTTTCTGTATCTCCCTCTCTGTGTTGTATAAGGTCAATAGGGTCAAAATACCACATTACTTTTTTACAAGTTACATGGTTCAGCATTATTATCCAGTCATCTAGATTAATATACTTGCCAACTCCAGCCTTATGGAATAGAAGCATATCTGCTTTGATGTTCAATATTGTCTTAACGTCTTTTTCGTGTACTGAAATTACTTCATGCCCTAATTCCTCTAAAGAAGAACGTATGTCTTCTTCCACGTGATTAGAGTTTACATTATTGAAGTTTCCCAAATAACAAATTCTTAATTTCTTATTTTGTTTTTCTTCCATTTTTTGATTGCTCTGTTATTATATTTTTCATAGTCATTTCCTTTCGCTGTCAGGTAATCTCCGAAAGGCTATTACCCGACAAACGACTATTACAAGGTTATAGTTCTGTTAAGTGTGCTGTTGCCAGCAATCTAACACCCCATCCTGCCTGTAAGATGGTATCACCATACATTACATCAGCAATGATTTTCTTTCTTAGGTGTTCACTGTCCTTTGCTACAAAGTCTGGACCGAACATCGCAAATGCTATTGCACCTGGATGAACCAAAGCATTAGTCATACCTGAACCTGCCACATTTGGTAGGTTGTCGGTAAGAGTAACTGGTACTCCATAAAGTAAGTCATGAGTTCCCTGTGGAAGACTAGCTCTTCCAAACATGGATGCATCATAATACTTTTGGATTGTCATAATATCTTTCCAGTAATTCTTTGAGGTCAAGAACAATCTGCACTCTTCCTTTGGAACACTATTAGATGAAATGATACCAAACGCTCCTTCAATTTGAGTGGATAAGATTCCTAATACACTGCTTCCTACACTGGCTGTTAAACTGTCAAGATTTGCTAAGATTGCAACTTCTGCATTCCTTGCACATCTATATCCAAGATAACTTGCGTATTCGTCAATGACAGCAGGTCTCTTCATTATTTCCCTTTGCTCAAATTTGGTTATATAAGCAGCTGCACCCTTCCAGGCGTCAACTGTTAAATCGGTCTTTGTATCTCCAAGGTTGATAGCAGTAACGTCTCCAGATGTTACAGCGATGTCAGAAACTGTTGAATCCAATTCATCAAAATGAGGAATATGGACTATGTCAGCATTCATTGCATCTCCTGAATAATCTTTGAAGAAATTAGCTGCGTATAATCTTTGCCTGAAAAATCTTGACACTCTAGGTGTCCAGACCTCAGGTCTAAATACATCGTATTTGTTGTCTACAAATCCATTTATATATGCCATTTTCTACACTCCTGACCTTCCTCCTTGAAATGTGTCTCTCGCAAACTTTGCGAAATCTTTTCCTTCCATCTCTTGTAAATCTTCAGATGTTTTTCCTCCGACTATTGAAGATGGGGAAGATGGTGCGGGAGTTTTATCTTCTCCTGCGACCTTTTCCCGTCTTACTTTGATGGCATCCGCTACCCAGTCGTCCTTAGACGCTTGAATAATCTGCTCGGGAGTGGGAACTAAATTATTGAACTTACCCTTTGCGTAAGTGACAATAATATCAGCTTCTTCCTCGCTTATTTCTGCTAAAGCCTTGCCTAACCTAACGGCTTCCATCGGGTCGCCTGTGGCTGGCTGTGAGGCTTTTTTGGCTTTGTCAAGTTCCTCTTTGGTCTTTTTTAATTCTGACTCAAAATGTTTTCTTGCACCGTCTATAGCCTTAAACTCTTCAGCAGTCGGTTGCCTATCTTTTGATTTTTCTTCTGGCTTTTCTGCCGTTTGTGGTTCAGAGGTTACCACTTCCTCGTTGGTTTCTTGAGTATCCGTCTCGTTTTCTTCATCGTGAGCTTCTTGCTCGTCTGTTATTGGTTCCATAAATTTTAAGGTTTTCACCTATTAATTTTTTATTTTAAGGAGTTTATTCTCCCGACCATTTATATACCTGTAAAGTTGTCTTTAACTTCTGTGTTAATTTCTTTTAATCTTCCTATCCAAAATTTGTTTTCATTGGCATATCTTATAACATCTTCTCTTTTATCTTCTTCTATATCCAAAATGGTTTCCTTTAGTTCTTCAACTCTTTTGTTAAAAATACCCGTAAGCATATCTCCGTTCGCTTTTATGAAATGTAGTTGTCTTTTGTCTAGGTTATACATTTTGTTGTGTTTGAGCCATCGCTGGAGCCGTTACTGGTTGAGGTGCAGCTATGCTTCCTCCAACCTGTGCTCTGCCAGCACCAGCTACTTCTTGTAATGATTGTTCTTCTTCGTCAAATAGACTCTTAGGGTTAATTCCAGCTAAGTCTAACATCTTGTAGAATACTCTCTTTGCCACCTTGTCTTGAAGAATAGTAGGGTTAGAGCCTAAGATTTGGAAGATTACATTTAAGGTTGCTTGTCTTGCTTGGGCATCAATCTCTTCTCCTGTGATAGTAATGTTAATCTTGTATTTTAGGTCGTCATAGAATCCTGTTGGGATTTTGAGGTCTTCTTTCTTTAAGAGTTCAGATTGAATACTTCGTCTTATCGCCCATTGGTCAGGGGAAAGGTATCCACTTCTTGACCTTAGTTTGTTCATTCTCTCGTTCAACATCAAAGTAAAGAACTTCTCTGAACCTCCGTCTCCACCTTCAATCAGGTTTTTGATAAGAATCTTGTGTTCTTTGCGGTTTTGTTTTTTAAACTCTGGTAAAATCCAATCCCATAGAATCTCTTTAATAAAGGACGCTAGCTCTTCTTTCTTCTGCTTGTAAAAGGCAGTAGCCTGTTGAGTTTGGAGCACAGTTGAACCTAAAGGGGTTCCTGCTGGACTACGCTGTCCTGACAGTGGTTCTGTGGTAAAAGTCTTCTGTAGGGCATTCTGTGACCATCTAGCCTCATCTGAGGAGTAAGCCTGAAGATTTCTTTCTTCGTTTACAACTGGGGTGATTTCAGAGTTGGTGATTAGGATTTCTCCGTCATCAACCTGTGTCATTAGGTTCTTCTCAATACCAGTATTTTTAGTTTGATAGATATGCTTTGAAGTCCAGTGAAGTCCTGAAGACTTGTAGTTCGCAATTCTGTTAAGATAGATTTGTTCTTCAAATGATTCTTCTACTCTCCCTAATCCTGGCAGTCTTCCTGCAATCTTCTTAAACGCTAATTTCTTATAAGGTCTGTCTTTCTTGGCTTCGGCTAAAACCTTACCTTCGCAAAGTACAAACCAGTTGTTTGTTTCGTCTCCTAGATATCCTTCTGGGAACCAAGCCTCATAGACTATAATTCCACTATTCACATCTTTTTCCTTTACACCAAGTGTAGTTCCATATCCTGCTGGACTTTGTGATGTTACAGCTGAAGCCTTGATAGCTTCTTCTATGTTGTCCCATTTTGCCTTTCTAGCGACTACTCTTAGTTCGTCTGAACCATACTCGTGTCTTTCAATTAAGGGGATAGTCTTGTAGTCAGTAGCATTTACCCTATAAATCATATTCTGTGGCGGGACCCATACTACATCATCTTTGACTTTCTTTACCCATAGGTCTCCGTATTTAGACCACTCTCTCGCCCAGTCGTTTAACTGTCGTGCAAAGTATTTGTCTTCCATCCACATCTTGAGTTCCTTAGTCATAAGCCATGCTGCGTCATAAGACATTCCTTCTTCGGCTTTTAGTTCAATCTGTTTGGTGTCTATATCTAACATTTTAGAACAGACATCTACTATAAAATTAACAATATTATAAAAGACCTTCTTAAATCCCAAAGAGTCCTTATGGGCGTCTCTAAACTTAGACACCGTAAATAGGTCTATCAACTCATAGACATCTCCCATCTTCGGTGCGAAGTGGGGGTTTTGCTTTAATGAAGTATCCTTATAAAAGTTTACTTCGTTTTCTATTACTTCAAATTTATCCATTAAATTGTCCTTGTTAAATGTCGCTTATTATTGGTTTTGGTTTTCTTCTTTTAAATGCCTCTAAGACGTTATTTACTTCTTTGGGTCTGCCAGGTTGTAGTCCCCAGACTGCTAGAGCCACAGAACATACACAGTCATCGTGGTACCCTTGTGGTGCTCCGTACTGTATGTTCTTTAGGGGAAGTCCTGTTTTCTCATTTATAAATTTGTATTCAAATGTATTAAATTCGTCTTTTTGAACTTCATTAGGCAAAAGCCTAATATATTTTTCTTCTATTGCTACAATACACTTCCCTATCAGTTCTTCTTTGGAACGCCCTGTAAAGGTAAAGTCCTCTACAAATGCTCCTTCCTGCATTAAATCCTCATAAATAGGCTTTCCTACGCCTGTGGTGTCCATTATAATTCTGGCATTGTTGTATCGTTCTGCTTTGGCTATTATTTGTTTTTTCTGTAAAGGGTAGTCTCTGTGTTGAAAACGGTCAAAATGAACTTGTTTTTTAGTTTCAGTGTCAAAAACTGATATTACAGTCCAGTCAGTTGTTTCAGCTAAGTCCACGCCCATAATGTAGTGGTGTCCTGGAATAGCATCTTGTTCGCAATCCTCAATAATTGATTCTACATTTCTGAATACAATACCTGCGTCATCAATAAACTCAGCTAAGTACTCCTGGCGGTATAACATCTCTGGGGTTCCTTTTTGTAGTTCTTCTAAAGTCTCCTTAGTGTAGTGTTTACCTGCTATAGAAGGGTAGTTAAATGTTGCGTTTTTTTCTTTTAAAATATAGTATTTGTCTTTAAACCAACCTTTTCCACGAGGAGTGCCTATAAAGTATATTTTTCCTCCTAAGGAGCTTACGGAAGGTTTAATGTTCTGGTGGTAAATCTTTTCGGGAATTAAAGGGGCTTCGTCACAAACCTCTAAATCTACTCTTTCTCCCAACAAGGACATAGGTTCTGAAGAGGATTTACATTGTATCCATACAGAAGCACTCATCTTTAGTTGATAAGGTCGTCCTCCTTGCCCACCTGAAATATATTTACTAAAACTCTTATCATAGGCTAGTAAGAAATTAACAACATATTCAAACACCTTGCTGGTAAGTTCGTAACTTCCTGCTACTACCCATATTTTGCAAGAGTTTGCTTTACCTTGTCGTATTTCTGAAATCCTACTCAAGAAGAACTCTACGATAATATATCCACAGATTGC